CAAAGACCATGAGCGCACGCCGTCAAGTTTTGAAGTAACAGAGATTTTCATTGGCCGGTTCCCTTGTGAGTGATTAATAAGCAAGACACATAAAGACAAATAGCGCGAGTGATGCAAAGCCGATCACGGCGCAAGCGATTTCGAGGATGGTAGGCTTCATATCGTGCCCCTATTAAATAAATGATAAGCCGGCAATGCGGAAACATGCGCCGGTAGCGGTTTCGATATCGATCGTGCCGAATGGATGAACAGCGAGAACAGTAACAGTCTGCAATTTGCCGTATATGGGCATTTCGATTTTTTGGCCGATAGTAGGTTTTTGCATTTTCTTTTCTCCGATAGTGGCCGGCTTGCGCCGGCCGTTTGATTTACAGGTAATTCCAAGGTTTTGCGCCGATCGCTTTTGCGGCTTGTTTCGCGGCGGTTTTATTCTGATAAGTGGCTTGCGCTATCACGTTATCGCCGTTTATCTGGCCGATCGGCGATTTACTGATAATCAGAGTCCAGACGCCGCCTTTTGCTTTGAAGATATGAGCTGTCATGATTTTTTCTCCGCTTAAGTGAATAAAATATTGTGTTGCTGAAACCCATGTTAGTCCATGTTTCGGAATATGTCAAACAATCTTTTGCATTTATTTGCGATTCGCGATTTGTAGGTCATGCGTAGGTCATGTGTAGGTCATTATTTCGGCGTGATTGCCTACGTCAAAAGGCACAGCCAGAGCGGCTTTTGGCCATTTGTAGGCAATGTAGCCATTTATTTTTAGATGTTAGGTAAGGTAATAGATATATGGGTATAAAGTGGCCTATATGGGCGCGCCGTGTGCCAATTCGCGCCGATTGCGTTGGGGGTCGGAGCGATTTAAAATCGTTGCCTACATTGCCTACATTGCCTACAATTTTCATTTTGATATGAAAACTCCTGGTCGCCGCGCCTCTGTTCGCACGCGCAATTTCCGCCGGTTTTTGTCCGATGCCGATGCCGCGATTCTTGCGGCCGCTGGTCATGGTGATATGTCCGCCGGCTTTAAAAACTTATTGGCCGCGTATCAAAAACTCTATTCTTGCGGCCTGATAACCCTAGATGATATTGATTGTCATTTAGATAAATATGCACAATCAAACATATCTAACGGCACGGATAAACCTATTAGCTAATGGCCGTCAGGTACCAGCAAAACAATTATCAGGTACCGGCAAAATGGTGCCGCGCTCTTTTCCGCTTCCCCTCGCCCCATAGCCTTCCCCTATCAATCCTGGCTAGCTGATAGTCATCCCCTCTCGCTCATAGCCGCCAGCTATCGGCATGCGATCGCCTGCAATATAACGTGCGTTATGTAAAACGCGGCTGATAGCCGCTTGCTATTGATTTTGATGTTAGTTTGATAATTATCTGGTTGACAACATAGGGGGGAGGGGGTGTCGGCATCTATATAATATTCGGGGCAGCCTCCAACCCTCTGAAAAAAGGAAAACGGGAAAACGGCTGTATCTATCCCCAGCCAGCAAAAAAGCATACAATCGCGCTAACAGCTTCCACCCTAGGAAAAAAGCTATGCCAGCCCCGATTAAAGACCCACCGTACGTGCCGCCAGCGACGCTGCCCAAGACTGACACGCAGCGCATCAAAGAGCTGAAACAGATGCTCATTGAGGGCAAGGGCGCTGACGTCGTGCAGAAGGTCATTACGATCGCGTTAGACGACGGCCACCCAGGCCAGATGGCCGCCTTGAAGATGTGTATGGATCGCGCATTGCCGGCGAGCCTGTTCGAGAAGACTGCCGCCCAGCGCAGCGCGATCAACATCACCATTACCGGCATCGGCCAGCCGGAGATCAAGGACATCGTCGATGGATAACATGGTATTCATAGATGGCAACAAAGCCTATGTTGGTGTCGAGCATGGCAAAAAAGCCAACCTATCGCCCGAAGACGCTAGAAAACTAGCCCAGATAGCCGAACGATACGGCGCCTATTACGAAGGCACTGGCGGCGACACAGCAGCCGTAGGTGTCTTGCCTAAGAGCGCGTACAAAGGGTCTTGGGACACGCTAATGCAACAGAATATGCAGGGCTACCCGCCCGAGTTTCTGTACACGCTGTTTACCAATGTGGCCGTCAACAAGCAAAACGAGGCGCTGACTGCGCCTGACAAGAGCATCTTTGACGCCGTGCTAGCTGCCCAAGACAAGATTAGCGCGCTAAAAGGGCGAACGTTTACCGCCGCGACATTGCGCGAGTTTTTACAAAACGCCAGCGAAAAGAACGTTGATTTGGTAGAGCTATCCAAGCAACCGGCAACGAAAGCTAACGTGCAACGCTTTCTCAGTACGGGCGAGAATTTGATGTGGCCAGAATCGTCCGACACCAACGCAGTTAGTAGGGCCGGCGCATTAGCTCAGAAAGCCAACACCCAGCGCCAACAGTTTCTAGCCAACCAGCCTAGCGGTGTCTATGTCGTCGGAAGCGACCATCTAAAAGATCTGCGCAGGCTTTCCCAACCCACGGTTATCGAGACGCCTTTTTACAAAGACCCCTTCGGCTATGTCGGACCTTAACTTCCAGCTGCTGCCGTGGCAGCAAGAGGTCTTCAACGATTCCACCCGATTCAAGGTCGTCGCAGCCGGGCGCCGGTGCGGCAAGTCCAGACTGGCAGCGACCACGCTCTTGATCGAAGGGCTGCGCTGCCCGTCAGGATCTGCGGTCCTGTACGTGGCGCCCACCAACGGTCAGGCGCGCCAGATTATCTGGAACGTCTTGCTGGATCTGGGACGGGATGTGATCGCCGGCAGCCACGTCAACAACCAGGACATCACGCTGATCAACGGTGCGGTGATCTATGTCAGAGGCGCGGACAGGCCAGACACCCTGCGAGGCGTGTCCTTGACCTACGCGGTGTTAGACGAGGTCGCCGACATCAAGCCAGAAGCGTGGGAGCAGGTCATCCGCGCGTCGCTCTCAGACAAGAAAGGACGAGGTCTCTTCATCGGCACGCCCAAGGGCAGGAACTGGTTCAACGACTTGTACAAGTTAGGGCAGACGGGCGAGGATGAGGATTGGAAGAGCTGGCACTTTACGACCAAAGACAACCCGTTAATCGACCCGAAGGAAATAGAATCCGCGAAAAAGACGTTATCGACGTTTGCATTTAAGCAAGAGTACATGGCGAGCTTCGACAATGCGGGCTCCGACATCTTCAAGGACGAGTGGGTCAAGTACGGCGAGGAGCCGGACTATGGCAGCTACTTCGTGGCGGTGGACTTGGCCGGGTTCGAGGAAGTGGCCAAGCAGGCGGCGAATTCGAAGAAGCGGCTGGATGAGACGGCGATTGCGATTGTCAAAGTGACCGAGGATGGCAAGTGGTTCGTCAAAGAGATTCAGCACGGGCGCTGGGACATCCGTGAGACGGCGGCGAAGATTCTGATGGCCATGCGGGACTATCGGCCTTTATCCGTGGGGATCGAACGGGGCGCGTTAAAAAACGCGGTTTTGCCCTATTTGAGTGACTTAATGCGCAAGAATAATGTATATTCTCACATAGTTGATCTCACGCATGGTAACCGGAAAAAGGCTGACCGGATCATCTGGAGCCTCCAGGGTCGGTTCGAGCACGGCAGGATCGTGCTGAACCAAGAAGGTGACTGGGATGTATTCCTTGACCAACTTCTTATGTATCCCGCGCAAGGTGTCCACGATGACCTACCCGACGCGCTTGCATACATAGACCAGTTGGCGGTGACTTCCTACTTCGAAGGCGACGCTGACGATGAATGGGAGCCGATAGACGTAATTTCTGGGGTGTAAGATGGACCGAAACGATTTTGACGAACCCACGGAAAACGATAAAGAGCTTATCGCTTTCGTGGTTGACCATTGCGACCGCTGGCGTGACTACCGCAATGTGAACTTCCTCCCGCAATGGGAAGAATACGAGCGCATCTTCCGTGGCGAGTGGGCCGTTGAAGACAAGACACGCGACTCTGAACGCTCCCGTATTGTGACCCCCATGACGCAGCAGGCCGTTGAGACGCGCCATGCAGAGATCATGGAAGCGATCTTCGGCTCTGGGGAATACTTCGACATCAAGGACGACGTCCAAGACATCAACGGCAATCCGATGGATGTCGAGATGTTGAAGATCCAGATGATGGAGGATCTCAAAAAAGACAAGTTTAGGAAGTACGTCGATCAGATCGAGTTGTTGGCTGAGATCTATGGTACGGGTATCGCCGAGATCACAACGACAATGGAAAAGGAATACATCCCAGCGACCCAGCCAATCCCTGGCATGGCAGGCCAAGCGGCCATCGGTGTGCAAGAGGTGGAGCGCGTATCGGTCAAGCCCATACCGGTGAACCCGAAGAATTTCCTGTGGGATCCCAACGGCACGTCGGTGGACGACTGCATGGGTGTGGCAATCGAGAAGTACGTGTCCATCCACAAGGTGGTGGCTAACATTGAGAAGGGCGTCTATCGTAAGGTCAACATCGTTCCGACCTACGACGACACCGACTTGGAACCCACACAAGAGGTCAGTCAGTATCAGAACGAGAAGGTGAAGCTCCTGACGTACTACGGCCTAGTGCCCAAAGAGTACATCGCTAAGCTGAATAAAGAAGACGAGGAAATGGTCGAGTTGTTCCCCGACGATTCAGTGGCCGAGGACTACAGCGACTTGGTGGAAGCGATCATCGTCATCGGTAACGACGGCATGCTGTTGAAAGCCGAAGAGAATCCGTACATGATGAAGGATCGCCCGGTACTGACCTACCAGGACGACACGGTGCCAAACCGGCTGCCTGGCCGTGGTACGGTGGAGAAAGCCTACAACATGCAAAAGGCGATCGATGCGCAGGTCAGAACGCATCTGGACTCGCTGGCGTTGACTGCCGTTCCGATGGTGGCGATGGACGCCACACGCTTGCCCCGAGGGGCAAAGTTTGAAGTCCGTCCGGGCAAGGCGTTCATGACCAACGGCAACCCGAGCGAGATTTTGTTCCCGTTCAAGTTCGGTCAGACCGATGGCAACAACCTGACGACTGCACAAGCGTTCGAGCGCATGCTCTTGCAAGCCACAGGCACACTGGACAGCCAAGGGATGGTGAGCCAAGTCGCCCGCGATGGCGGCAACGCCGGCATGTCGATGGCAGTGGCCACGATCATTAAGAAGTACAAGCGCACGCTGGTGAACTTTCAGGAAGACTTCCTGATTCCGTTCATCAAAAAAGCGGCTTTCCGGTACATGCAGTTCGATCCCGAGCGATATCCGTCGGTCGATCTGAATTTCGTGCCGACCGCCACACTGGGTATCATCGCGCGCGAGTACGAGCAGGCGCAGTTTATTGCGCTCCTGCAGACGCTGGGTCCTGACACACCGGTGCTGCCACTGATTCTGAAAGGGATCGTGGCCAACAGCTCGCTGTCTAACCGCATGGAGTTGATGGAGTCGTTGACGCAGATGGCGCAGCCGAACCCTGAAGCGCAGCAAGCAGCGATGATGCAGCAGCAGCTGGCCATGCAGGCGGCTCAGTCGCAGATTGCGGTCAATCAGACGCAGGCTGAGCGCAACCGGGCGGAAGCGATTAACACCACGATTGAGACGAAATTGAAGCCCATCGAGGTGCAGAGCAAGATTATGGCGGCCAACACGCAGAATCTGCCCAATGATGCCGAATTGGCCTCCAAAGAGTTCGACAAACGGGTGAAGATCGCTGAGCTGATGCTAAAAGAAGCCGACATCAAGAACAAATCGAAGATTGTTGAGATGCAAATGGCGGAAAAGGCGAACAAGATCAGCGGTATGGAAGAGGATTTCTTGGAAGAATTGACCAAGGAGCTGTCTGGTGGACGTTGAAAGCCTAGCTAAGCAGTTAATCCTGCAGAACATGACGCCAGAGCAGCAGACTGCTGTTCTGGAGTCGGTTCGCGCAACGCTCCAAGAGGCCAGAGGCAACCAGAAACGACGGGTTAGTGAGAACGTCGGGGTGGTGGTCGATGCTTTGAAGAAGATTGAAGCCGACATTCGGGCGAAATACGACGACTTAGGTCAGAAAATCACCGATCGAGTGAACTCGATCCAAGACGGACGCGATGGCGTCAATGGATCTGATGGTCGTGACGGTAAGGATGGCAAAGATGGCCGTCCAGGACGTGACGGCAAGGACGGTCGGGACGGGATGCAGGGTGCAGCAGGCGTGCCGGGCGAAGATGGGGTGTCGGTAACCGACGCTAAGATCGATTTCGACGGCTCGCTGGTTATAAGTCTGTCTAACGGGCGTGAAATCAACGTTGGTGAGGTCGTTGCACCCGACTTGGCCGAGCGGATCAAGGTCATCACTAACGGTGGTGGCACCTCGCAGGCGGTGTTGGATACTTTAGCGTCACTGCAGACGCAAATCAACAACCTAATCCCCAGCCAGACAGGCAATGCGGGCAAGTTTCTGACCACCAATGGGTCGGTATTGTCGTGGGCTGATGTGGCAGGTGGCCTGGATTACCAAGGTACTTGGAACGCGGCGACTAATACACCCACTTTGGCCTCGGGTGTCGGCACCAACGGCTACTACTACGTGGTGTCGGTCGATGGTACGACCACGTTGGATGGCATTAGTGACTGGAAAGCGGGCGATTGGCTGCTGTTTAACGGCACCGTTTGGCAAAAGATCGACCAGAGCTGGGCGATTGCAGGCGCGAACGACAATATCACGTCGATGACGGGTATCACAGGCGGTATTTACTCACCTGACTTTATTCAGTTCGACACAGGTGCAAGCGTTACCAACGCAGCAGGCCGCCTGTACTGGGACAGCACGCAGCAGACGCTAACTGTTGGTTTGAACGCCAATATTGCAGCGGATGTGGGTCAGACGCTCTATGCGTACGTGACTAACGACGAGTCGGTGACGATTACCAAGGGTCAGCCGGTTTATATGTACGCGGCAGCTGGGGATAGGGTGTCGGTCAAGCTTGCGTACAACACCAGCGACACGACATCGGGCAAAACTTTGGGTGTTTGCGCTGAAAATATCGCTGCGGGTCAGGCCGGCATGGTTTTGTGCCAAGGCGTGCAGGACGGTCTAGATCTGAGTGCTTACAGCCCAGGCGACACGCTCTATTTGGGCGCCACAGCAGGTACGTTGACGTCTACCAAGCCCTACGCACCCAACCATCTGGTCTATATCGGTGTGGTGGAGCGCGCCAACATGGGTAATGGCCGTCTGTACGTGCGCGTGCAGAACGGATATGAGTTAGACGAGCTGCATAACGTCTCGGCTCAATCACCCAGCAACGGTCAGACGCTGATTTATAACGCAAGCACTAGCTTGTGGGAGAAGAACACCTTAACTGACGGCACCGGCATCAGTATCACTGAGGGTGCTGGTACGATTACGATTGCTAACTCAGGTGTGCTGAGCGCCGTAGCGGGTACGGGCATCTCTGTGTCGGGCGCCACAGGCAATGTAACGATCACCAACAGCGCGCCAGACCAGACAGTGGCATTAACAGGTGCTGGAACGACCAGCATCAGTGGTACGTACCCTAATTTCACCATCACGTCGAATGATCAGTACACGGGCACGGTAACCAGTGTAGGCGGCACCGGTACGGTCAACGGAATTAGCCTTTCAGGCACGGTTACATCCAGCGGCAACCTGACATTGGGCGGCACGCTCTCCGGCGTTGATCTGACGACGCAAGTAACAGGCACACTGCCGATCGCCAATGGCGGTACTGGCCAGACAAGCCAGACGGCAGCGTTTGACGCACTAGCACCGACTACAACCAAGGGTGACTTGATTGTCAATGATGGGTCTGACAATATCCGCTTAGCAGTTGGCACTAACAACTATGTTCTGACGGCTGATTCTACACAGGCTTCCGGTGTTAAGTGGGCAGCAGTCGCCGCAGGCACGACGGTGTCGGACGACACCACGACGAACGCAAGCTACTACCCGACGTTTGCAACGGCGACCAGCGGTACGTTCTCAACTGCTACGGTATCCAGCACTAAGCTAACCTACAACCCGTCGCTGGGTGATTTGAGAGCGACACAATTAGCCGCTTCAAACGGCATTATGTTCACCAACCAAACGATCAACACGTCGGTGACGTTCCCCACTGGGTACGACGGTATCAGCGGTAAGAACTCAACGATCGCCTCTGGCGTAACGGTGACGGTGCCAAGCGGCGCCACCTGGACGATTGTGTAAGGAACGATTATGCCAATGACATTAAGCGGAGACGGGACGATTACAGGACTAGCGGCAGGTGGTTTGCCTGATAGCTCTATTGTTACTGCTGACATTTCTAATGCTTCGATAACTGCTGCAAAACTAGATGGCGCTCAAAATGGATCGGCTCCTATTTACGCAGCTAGGGCTTGGGTGAACTTTAATGGCACTGGAACTGTTGCTATTACGGCAAGCGGTAACGTATCAAGCATCACTGATAATGCTGTAGGTGATTACACAGTTAATTTCACTACCGCAATGTCTGACGCAAACTATAGTTTCTTTGGAAATGGGTCTAATACAACTAATGCAAACATTTTGTGCGTTCCTTTGTTAAATTGGGATAATCCAACAAAGACCACAAGTGCATTAAGACTCTATAACATTAAAACAACTAACGGTGCTGCAACAGATCAAAACACAATTTCAATCTCCGTTTTCCGATAAGGACAACCATGAACTCACGCATAATTTACCCAACAGATGACGGCGGTGTTGCTGTCATAGTTCCAGCCGCTGAGTGTGGATTAACCATTGAGGAAATCGCTGCTAAGGATGTACCGGCAGGTAAGCCTTACGAGATCGTAGACGTAGCGGATATTCCTTCAGATCGTACATTCCGTAACGCATGGGAAATGGCATGATTGTTGTAAACATTGATAAAGCTAAACAGATAGCTCATGAAATGCGTCGTGATAAGAGAGCGCAGGAGTTTGCTCCACTTGATCTAAAGGCTACTATCCCGTCAGATGCTGTTGAAGCAGAATCAGCTAGACAAGCAATCCGTGAAAAGTACGCTGTTATTCAGCAGAATATTGATGCAGCAGAATCACCAGAACAGATTAAAGAGGCTCTAAATGCCGCTTAAACTAAACAGCTCAAGTGGTGGTAGCGTAACGCTTCAGGAGCCTACGACTGCTTCTAATAGAACTATTACATTCCCAGATGGTACTGGAACTGTAGCTGTTAATGGTGTTAGTTCTAATATCGTAAGTGGTACTTCTCAAGCCTCCACTAGCGGAACGAACATTGATTTTACAAGCATCCCATCGTGGGCTAAACGAGTTACTGTAATGTTTGATCAAGTGTCAACAAACGGCACTTCTAATATGCAAATTCAGCTTGGTACGTCTTCTGGTATACAAGCAACAAGTTATAACTGCGTTTGGTCTTATAACGGTCCCGGTAATTCAGGTGCAGCTATTACAACTGGATTTGGTATTTTTCATAATTCTGCTGGCGATAATAAAACAGGTTCAGTAAGTTTTGTTCTTTTTAACAATAATACTTGGGTTGGTTTTGGTGGATTTGCTAATCTTGGTGCGCAGCCGGGTTACACAATGTTTACTAGCGGGAGTAAATCTCTTGGTGCAACACTAGACCGAGTTCGCATTACAACAGTCAACGGCACCGACACCTTTGACGCTGGCACAATTAACATTCTTTACGAGTAAACTATGTCAGTATCAATTAACGGCACTAACGGATTGACGTTTAACGACGGTAGCGCACAGACTACTGCTGCTACTGGCTTTGGCTTCAAGAACCGGATTATTAACGGTGCTTTTGATGTATGGCAGCGTGGCACCAGCTTTACTGGAAATTTTACAAGTCAGTACGGGGCAGATAGGTGGTCGCAGGGTCAATTTCAAACAGGCCCACAATCTCGTCAAAGTATATCTACCGCCGGTATTGGGTTTAATTACGCATGTCGCATCTCATCAAGCAGCGTTGCTTCCGTTTCAACAGGCTCGCGTATGGCTCTGGGGCAGATGGTAGAGTCTGTTAACTGCTACGATTTAAAAGGCACACAAGTAACATTGAGTTTTTGGGCCAGATTTTCCAACGCAACTTTTACAAGTAGTACCGCTACCCCATTTCAAAATTTTGGTGCAGTTATTTGGCAATACACCACTACTACCGACGCTAGTTTTGCTACTACTGCACCAAATATAGTTAATGTAACCTACATCACTAATGGCTCTTTACCTACAACTTGGACTAAGTACACTTACACAATTACCACAAGCTCTTCACTAAACAATATAGCTGTCAGATTTAATTTTGACGGACTTGGAAGCACAGCGGCTGACGATACGTTGTGGTATGAGATTGCAGGCGTACAACTCGAAAAAGGCAGCACAGCCACCAGCTTTGACTACAGGCCGTATGGTACGGAGTTGGCGTTGTGTCAGCGGTATTATTACAGGCAAACAGGTCAAGCAGCAGGTGATTATTTTGTACCTAACGCATACGCAATTTCTACAACATTAGCGTTTGGCTATGTTGCTTTTCCTGTGCCAATGCGTACAAGACCAACTGCTTTAGAGCAATCTGGAACTGCTGCTGATTACAATGTAGTTCGTTGCGGATTAGGTACAAACGCTAACTGTAGTGCTGTTCCAACCTTTGGTGTTGCAAATCTTACAAATGCTCAAACAGTGTTTACTGTTGCATCTGGTCTTAGTAATGGTGTTGCTGGATCTGTTCAAACAAACAACACAAGTGCATATCTTGGATGGAGTGCTGAACTATGATGTACAAAATGCTTCCATTGATTGAAGGACAGCAACAAATTTACGCTCGAATTGATGATGACGGTTTGTGCCGCTTAACTTGTGCGGCTGATTATCCAGAATTTAAAGCGTGGCTTGAAGAAGGCAACGTACCGGAGCCAGCCGATGACGCCTGAACTGCAGCGCTACTACGAAGATCGGTTCGCCATGATGACCCACCAGGGCTGGCGCGATCTGCTGGAAGATATTGACTTAATGATAACGTCTTTGAACAATGTTGCTACAATCCAAGACGAAAAAGATTTACAATTTAAAAAGGGTGAGTTATCTATTTTAAATTGGCTGAAAACCTTGAAACAGGTCAGCGAAGAGGCATACGAGGCACTCAATGAGAAAGATATTTGAATTTCTCTGCGAAAGCGGAGAGCGCATCGAACGGTTTACCGAATATGAGGATAAGCTCGTTCGTTGCAATTGCGGCAAGACGGCCAGCCGCACCATATCTGCGCCGGCGTTTAAATTGGAAGGGTGGTCGGGAGCGTTTCCTACAGCTCACGCAAAGTTTGATAAAAGCCACCGAGACAAGCTAAAATCCGAGCAGAAGGCGAACAGATAAGCAGAAATGCCCTGTTCATGTTTAATCCTGAGAACCAAAAGATGGCAGGAAAAGGAACTTCGACATGTTGATTGACAAAGAACCAGAGATGCCTAGTGAGTTAGAGGCAGAGGAAGCAAAACTACCTGAGTACGCAGCGCCCGAAATCCCTGAACTACCTGACCGCTATCGCGGCAAGTCGATTGAGGATGTCGTCAAGATGCACCAAGAGGCCGAAAAGGTCATTGGTCGCCAGGCGCAGGAAGTCGGGGAAGTGCGAAAACTTGCCGATGAGCTGATTAAGCAGAATCTCTCGTCAAAATCTCAACCTGTTGAGCAGGTAGAGCCTGAAGTAGACTTTTTTGATGACCCTAAAAAGGCGATTCAGAAGACCGTTGAGACACATCCTGATGTTGTCGCTGCCCGCCAGGCGGGTATCGAGTTCAAACGGATGCAAACTCAGCAGCGTCTGGCGCAAGAGCACCCTGATTTCATGGAAATCGGGGCTGACAAGGACTTTGAGACATGGATTAAATCGTCTCAGGTACGACTCGAACTCTACGCCAGAGCCGATGCGCAGTTTGATTTCGATGCGGCCAATGAATTGCTAAGCACCTACAAGCAGTTGCGTGGCATTAAGCAAAAGCAGGTCGAGCAATCCGGTAAGGAGGCTCGCCAGCAGTCGCTAAAAGCAGCGCAAGTGGATACAGGCGGCACCGGGGAGAGTTCGAAACGTGTCTACCGCAGAGCTGACCTTATTCGGCTGAAAATGACCGATCCAGCTCGATATGACGCGCTGTCCGACGAAATTATGGCGGCGTATTCAGAGGGCCGGGTCAAATAAATTTACTTTTGACTTTAGGAGTTAGACATGGCAACCGCATTTAGCCCATCAAACAGCGTAACGACAACGACAGCAGCAACGTTCATTCCAGAGATTTGGAGTGATGAAATTGTTGCGGCCTACAAAAAGAACCTGGTTCTGGCCAACATCGTTATGAAGATGAACTTCAAAGGCAAGAAAGGTGACACCGTTCACGTTCCTGCCCCAACCCGTGGTAGCGCCTCGGCCAAAGTGGCAACTAATGCCGTCACGCTGATCGCTGCAACTGAATCTGAAGTCCAGATTCTGATCAACAAGCACTACGAGTACAGCCGTCTGATCGAAGACATCGTCGAAGCCCAGGCGCTGAACTCACTGCGTCAGTTCTACACCAACGACGCCGGCTATGCGCTGGCTCGCCAAGTAGATACCGATCTGGTGCAGCTCGGTCGTGCGTTCAACGGCGCAACCGTTGGCACCGACGACTACGCAACCAGCAACACCACAACCAAAGCCTACATCGGCTCGGACGGTACAACTGCGTACAACAGCACCAGCTCTAACGCTGCTGCCCTGACTGACGCTGCAATCCGTCGCACCATCCAGCGTCTGGATGACAACGACACCCCGATGGATGGCCGTTTCTTCATCATCCCACCATCAAGCCGTAACACCCTGATGGGTCTGGCTCGCTACACCGAACAGGCATTTGTCGGCGACGGCAATGCTATTCGTAACGGCGAAATCGGCAACCTGTACGGTATTCCTGTATTCGTGACTTCCAACGCTGATACTGGCGCTGGTAACACGGCTACTGACCGTATCTGCCTGATGGGTCACAAGGAGTCGATGGTGCTGGTTGAGCAGATGGGCGTTCGTTCGCAGACCCAGTACAAGCAGGAATACCTGGGCACGCTGTTCACCTCTGACATGCTCTATGGTGTCAAGGCAATGCGTACTGCGGCAACCGTCGGCGCTGCAACATCGTCCTCGGCCTTTGCACTGGCTGTTCCAGCCTAATTAAACTCCCCGGCTTCGGCCGGGGGTTTTTAACCTAATTAGGAGAACATCATGGCAAATGCAACATCCGTCGTCGTCCGCGCTGGCAATGACCAGTTTCGCGGTCTTTACACTGATACTTTTCTTGTACGCGCTTCACTTAACGCCGACAGCTTGTCTGACGGCGCAGGTGACACCGACACCGTAGCCGTCCCCGGCGTAGCTTTGGGCGATATGGTGCTTAGCGCCTCTTTGGCAGTGGATGTAGCCGGTCTGATCGTGACCGCTTACGTCAGTGCTGCTAACGTGGTCAGTATCCGTTTCCAGAACGAAACCGGCGGCACCGTCGATCTGGCAGCAGCTACCCTGCGTCTCGTAATCGCACGTTCATTGGCGTAAAAGCCGGGGGCTTTGGCCCCCGTCTTGCCATCAGGAGGTTTCATGGCAACTTTTAAGTGTCTATCCAGTGGCCATACGGTCACGTTTACTTTGCAACACGACATCGACAGCATGAAAGGCCATCAAGGCTATATCCGCGTCGATTTACCAGAGGATACGCACAGCGAAGAAGCTCATTTGGTAACCCTATCCCCGCCAGCAAAACGGCAGGGGCGGCCAAGGAAGATGGAAAATGTCGGAAATTGATCCAAGAGAATTCGGCAAACTAGAGGCGCAAGTAGAACTCATGCAGTCAGAGATCCATGCGCTGCGCAATGACGTCAAGCAGTTGCTGGAAATGGCTAACAAGTCCAAAGGTGGATTTTGGATGGGTATGACGATCGCGTCTGCTTTGGGCGGCATACTGACTTTTGTTGCAGATAGACTGTTTTTCAAATAAGGGGTGACATCATGCCAATGGTTGACGGAAAGAAGTACCCATACACGAAAAAAGGCAAGCAGGAAGCTGCTTCGGCCAAGATCAGCAAACTGCGCAAAGAGGGCTACCCGCAGAAACAGGCCGTAGCCATCGGGCTTAGCATGGCCGGCATGGCCAAGAAAAAGGCCAAGAAATGAAGGCCGGCTTGTATGCCAACATCAACGCCAAACAGGCACGCATTAAGGCTGGCTCTGGCGAGAAGATGAGGAAACCTGGCTCCAAAGGCGCGCCAACTGCCGCTGCGTTTAAGGAATCCGCTAAAACGGCTAAACCGAGGAAAAAATGAAGACACCCGCTTGGCAAAGAAAAGCCGGTCAAAATGCAAAAGGCGGCTTGAATGCCAAGGGCAGGGAGTCTTATAATGCAACAACTGGGGGCAACCTCAAAGCGCCGGTGAAATCCGGCGACAACCCACGACGAGCTTCTTTTCTTGCCAGGATGGGCGGTATGCCCGGTCCGGAGCGTGTAGACGGTAAGCCCACCCGGCTGCTGTTGTCCCTAAACGCTTGGGGCGCTACATCCAAGGCAGATGCAAAGGTAAAAGCTAAAGCTATCTCCGCAAGGAATAAGGCGAAAAGCAAATGACCTACCTAGAACTCGTCAACGATGTGTTAGCTCGCCTGCGGGAGACGCAGGTGACGACCGTCAACTTGACCACCTATTCTTCTCTCATTGGCAAATTCGTCAATGACGCCAAGCGCCAGATCGAGGACGCCTACGATTGGAACGCGCTTGGCCAAGAAATTACTTTCACTACGACATCCGCCACGTACGAATATTCGTTGACCGGCGCTGGGCAGAAATTCCGCGTTACCAGCGATCCGCTAAACACCACCAGCAATGTCGTCATGGAAGTCATTCCTGTGGGTGAGATGCGCCGCAAGCAGAACCTGCAGCCACAAGTAACCGCTGTCCCTACCGAATACTGCTTTGAGGGCGTGGACGGCAACGGCGACGCCAAAGTGCAACTGTGGGGTCGTCCTAACGGCGTCTACACCATCAAGTTTTTCCTATCTATCCCACAAGCCGCGCTGACTTCGGACTCGACATCCGTGCTGGTGCCGGACGTGCTGGTGACGCAAAATGCTTACGCAAGAGCTTTGGTTGAGCGCGGCGAAGATGGCGGCCTGAACTCTTCAGAAGCCTACGCGCTGTATAAATCCATGCTGTCCGACTACATTGCTTTGGAAGCCACACGGTTCCCAGAAATGCAGGAGTTCTACGCCTCATGAGCCAGCCACTGCGCATCGATACGATCTCGGCGCCAGGCTTTTACGGCCTGAACACCCAAGATTCGCCGCTCGATTTGAACGCGGGGTTTGCTTTGGTGGCGACGAATTGCGTCATTGATCAGTACGGCCGGGTGGGCGCGAGAGCCGGCTGGTCTAAGGTCAACAGCAGCTCTGGCAATCTCGGTGCGAACGACCCCGGCGTCATCCATGAGCTGGTGGTCGCCGATGGCACGTACACAATCCTGTTTGCCGGCAACAACAAAATTTTTAAGCTCGATGGCAGCAATGCAGTTGTCGAGTTGACCTACGGGGGAGGGGGTACCGCCCCAACCATCACGGCCAACAACTGGCAGTGCGCGTCCCTTAATGGCATCACGTATTTCTTTCAGACAGGCCATGACCCGCTGATCTACGATCCGGCAGTTAGCACCACGACCTACCGCCGCGTCAGTGAGAAGACGGGATACGCTGGCACGGTGCCGTCTGGCAATATCGTCATCTCAGCGTACGGTCGTCTGTGGATTGCCAATACTGCGGCGGACAAGCAAACTCTGACGTTCTCTGACTTGCTGGCCGGCCACATCTATACGGGCGGCACATCTGGCACGCTGAATGTGAACAATGTATGGCCTGCAGGACCCGATGAGATTGTCGGCTTGGCTGCGCATAACAACTTCCTAATCATCTTCGGTAAGCGCCAGATACTGGTTTACCAGGGTGCGACAGCACCAGCGACGATGTCGCTAAACGATACGGTGGTCGGCATTGGCTGCATCGCGCGCGACTCGATTCAGCCTACCGCTACGGACGTTTTCTTCCTGTCTAACAGCGGCGTGCGTTCATTGATGCGCACAATTCAAGAAAAGTCCGCGCCGTTCCGGGATATCAGTAAGAACGTGCGTAACGATTTGATGGGGATCGTGGCCGGCGAGACGGCGGCAAATATTAAAGCCGTGTACTCGGAACTCAACGCGTTCTATCTGCTGACGTTGCCAACCAATCAGTCTGTCTACGTGTTTGATACGCGTGGATACTTACCTGACGGATCTGCGCGTGTGACGCAGTGGACATCGATTACGCCGTCTGCATTATTATCGCGTCGCAATGGCGACTTGCTGCTTGGGCAGACCGGCTACATCGGAAAGTACGGCACGTATTTAGATGACACAGCTGAGTACCGATTCCAGTATTACACCAATCACAGCGACTTAGGCGACCAGAGCGTTACGTCCATATTGAAACGCATCGGCGTCGTTGTTATTGGCGGCACAAACCAGTTCTTGACGATTAAATGGGGTTTCGATTTTAACGAAAACTATCTGTCGCAGAACACGCAGATCCCCACACAAAGCGTGTCTGAATATGGAGTGGCAGAATATGGCGCCAATGGAGTCCCCGTCGCGCAATACGCCGATGGTATTGCACTACAAACGCTATACGCGCAAGGTACGGGTACTGGCCGTATTGTTCAGACGGGCTATGAGGCTGATATTAACGCTTCGCCGCTGTCGATTCAAAAAATTGAAATTCTGTCGAAAAACGGAAGGGTGACATGAGTAACTATACAAAGAGCACGGATTTCGCCGCCAAAGATGCGCTGGCGTCCGGCAATGCGGCCAAGATTGTTAAGGGCACGGAGATTGACACCGAGTTTAACAATATCGCTACAGCTATTGCCACCAAAGCTGATCTGGCCAGTCCTACGTTTACCGGCACGCCTGCGCTGCCTACTGGCACAACGGCAGTTACGCAGTCAACATCCGACGACAGCACAAAGTTAGCCACGACGGCTTTTGTGCAAGATATCGCTGACGCCATTAAAAGCGCGTTGTATCCCGTAGGTTCTATCTACACCAACGCAACTAGCAGCACCAATCCCGGTACGTTGTTGGGATTTGGTACGTGGACGGCATTCGGTGCTGGCCGCGTCATGGTTGGTTTGGATGCAAGCAATTCGCTGTTTGATACCGCAGAAGAAACGGGTGGATCGGCAAACGCAATCGTAGTAAGCCACACGCACACTGCTACGGTGACTGACCCAGGTCACTTGCATACATTTAGTTATGAGCCAGGGTTAGCTCAAAATGGTGCTGGTAGAAACGGTGTTGGCGGCACTACGCCATTTAGCACAAATAGTAATACTACTGGCATTACAGTTTCAAATAGCACAGAAGGCTCTAGCGGCACCAACGCAAACTACCAGCCGTACATTACAGTTTATTTATGGAAGCGCACAGCATGATCGTCAAAAATTTACTCGATCATCAGATTATTCATCACTTCTCTGATGGTATGTACGCTAAAGAGATGCGTGTAGAAGCAGGACAGGCTATTCTGAAGCACACGCATGACTTTAGCCACTTGTCGATTCTGGCTAGAGGTCGTGTAGCCATGCTGATCGGCGATGAGATAGAAGTTATTGAAGCGCCTGCTTGCATAGATGTCAAGGCAGGTTTAGTACATGGCATAAAAGCCATTGAAGATTGTGTTTGGTATTGCATCCACGCCACTGACGAGAAAGATCCGGCAAAGGTGGATGAAGTTTTGATAAAGGGGTACTAACATGCCAGCATTACTTGTAAGCGCCGGCGCCAGCCTTCTGGGCGGTTATCTAGGTGGAAAATCACAAGAAAAAGCCGCAAGGACTTCCGCAGCAGCGCAACTAGAAGCTGCGCGCATCGCGGCGGATGCCGCTCGATTCCGCCCCGTAGGTGTAACTACCCGGTTTGGGCAGAGTCAATTTCAATTTGACCCCAGCGGTAATTTGACGGGTGCTGGGTATCAGATTGACCCACGTCTGGCCGCGTACCAAGAACGCTTAGATACGCTGGCTGGCCAGCGGCTGAGTGAAGCTGAGATGGCGCCACAAGCCTACGCCCCGCTGCAGCGGGCTGGGCAGCAGCTGTTTCAACTGGGCGGTCAGTACCTAGCTGAGACGCCTGAACAGGTGGCTGAACGCTACATGGCGCGTCAGATGGATCTGTTGGCGCCCAGCCGTGAACGTCAGTACGCGCAGCTGCAGAACCAGCTATTTCAAACTGGCCGTGGCGGCTTGTCTGTTGGCGGCACAGGCGCGCGCCCAAGCGGCAGTCCCGGCCTGGCAGCGGCTAATCCTGAGTTGGAGGCGTACTACAACGCCTTGGCGCAGCAAGACGCGCAGCTGGCAGCGCAAGCCCAACAGGAAGGCCAGCGTCAGCTGGCGTTTGGCACGGGTCTGTTTGGCCAAGGCGCTGGTTTGTTGGGTGGTTACGAGTCGGGTGTCACCGGCGCGTTGAATCCGTTCACTACCACAATAGGTGGCATCTCAACGTTGGAGAGCTTGGGTCAACAGCCGTTGGACATTGGTTCTGGATTAGGTGGTCGGGCAGCGCAGGCAGGCGGCAATGTGGGTCAGGCACTGCTGCAGGGTGGTGTGAGCGCTGCTAAAACAACGCAAGCGGCTAACTTTGACCCAATATCTGCGGCCTTGATGGGGTTTGGTAGTAATTCAGCGTTGACCGGTGGTGTAGCAGGTTTGTTTGGCGGCGGCACCGCCCCCAGCACAATGTCTACTACTGCCACCACGCCAACGGCATATTATTTACCTTCGTTTGGCCAAATTGCACCGCCGAGGGGTACAAGCGGATACCTTTACCAGCAGCCTCTTTAAGCTAAATAATGGTTAGGATGAGTTATGGCAACCAGTGATATCTTAGGTCTGTTTATGTCGCCTGAACAATATCAGGCGCAGCAGATGGCGCAACAGCAGGCCGGTGAACAGCAACGGGCGATAAATTTTGCGGGGCTTACCCCATTGCAGCAGGCCAATTACGGCGTTTTCATGGGCGCCCAGCAGCTGGGTCGCGGCTTTGGTGGTTTGCTGGGCGTGCAAGACCCGCAGCTGCAGCGCATCCGCCAGCGTCAGGAGATCATGCAGTCGATCAACCCTGCAGACCCTGAGTCGCTTATGGCTGGTATCCAGCGCGCGTCGCAGATGGGTGATCAAGAGCTGGCGCTGACGTTGGCGGATTATGCGCGTAAGGCGCGGGGTGATTTAGCGTTGGCTGAACAGCGCGAAAGAGAAAAAGTACCTGAAGCCATACAGATCGCTGAAGAAATTCGCAAATTGACTGTGAAACGCGATGGTCTGCCTGAGGGTGCGGAGCGTAACTCCATTGACGCGCAAATAAAGCGTTTGCAACTAGCTCAAAAAGCCGCTGGGTCAACGGAAACCGCAGAGTATAAGAACGCGTTTCAACTTACCGTTGCGGAAAATCCAACGCTTGATACTGAATCTGCTGATTTTAAAACTAAATTTGCGACTAACTTGCAAAATCTAGTGAAAAAAGGTGGTGAAAATAAAATTGAAAATTTGCGTCAGCTATATAAAGAGAAAGATGACGCGGTAAGAATATTTGGCGCGGACTCGGAGGAAGTAGCTAGGGTTGATAGGCTTATCAATGCGGTGGCTCCTGCAAAAGAAGTTACTGAGCCAGAACGCGTGCGTGTAGGTAAACAAATACGCAGTCTAAAAGATAAGCAGAAAGATCTACCTGAAGATTCAGACCAGTGGAAAAATCTTCAAGAAGATATTGAATTTTTGGAAAACAAACGCGAAGACAAAACACCTACTGTTAGCGCAGCGCTTAATGAAATTTCGTTAGAAGACTTTAACAAACCTTATACTGACCTAACACCTACACAGCGAACAAAAGTTCGGGAAAAACAAAAACGCGAAGTCGAGGAAGCCAAAGACGTCGCGTATGGTGTAGATCGTGAAGCTACAGCTAGAGCCGAGTTTGGAAAGCGGTTTGATGATTTAGATCAAAACGAACAAAAAGCCGTCAATAAAATTGTTGACGCTGAACGACGCATAAATGCACCTAAAGTTGAAGTTAAAAACGTGCTTCCAAAGGAGCCTGTTGACATTGCTAAAACTGAAAAAGCTATACGCGACACAGTTGAACCGCAGTTACGCACTGTGACTACTGTGGACTCCGCGTTAGCTACGTTAGCATTGGCTAAAAAGGATAACAACCCAGCAGCTTTTAACGCCGCGCGGGTTCAACTTGCTAAATCTTTGGGTGATTCTACGTTAAGCGCCACCGACATTAGAAATGCCGGCGGTGATCCATCATTGTGGGGAACAATTAGAGATAAAACCAGTACGGTTGTTTTTGGTACGCCTGGAAATCCAACATTGGATGCAGTAGAAAAAACCTTACTAGCTATACGTAAAGTAGCTAGAAAACAAGCTACAAATACGCTAGATAGGCAAAAACGTTTAGCTCGAAGCGCCATCTTCAATGACGGCACTAAGGTATATACGGACCAACAGATAAAAGATCTATTTGAGTTCCCCGATTTAAACCCTGACACAGCGGCGGGCGACGGAGATAAAAAAGCTGTACCGTGGAACCAATTAAAGAAATAGGAGCCCGCAATGGATGTAGTTTTACCTAACGGCGTAACAATACCGGATGTACCCGAGGGCACGACGCAGACAGAAGTTATGCGTGTTGCGGTTATGAATGGCCTAATCACGGAAGATGAGGCTAAACAAGCGTTGGCTGGCCCACGTCGTCAACCCTTTGCGCCCACTACAAGCGATTTAATTGCAGAAGAAGCGCGCCGTGGTTTAACTAATACGCCATCGTTCCTGTCTGGCCTTGGGAATATCTTAGCTAATTACGGCATTAACCCAATTAACCCTAGTGGGTATGTTAATCAGCAACGGCCAAGATTTGCTACAGCTGGAGAAGCATTCACGCAAGGTGAGAAGACCGTTCGCGAACCACTAATGAACATGCTGGGTAGCACTGGCGTGCAGCCTTCAACTACCGGCGAAGCTATTCTTGGTGGCGGTGTTCAGGCAGTGACTGATCCGTTTAGCTATATGTTCGGCGGCACGGGTCTGTTTCGCGGCCCAGTTGCGCGTGTTTTAGGCGCGCCGGTCGAACAATTTGGTATTGGCGTCGGCGCGCAGACTGGCGTCGAAACGGGACGTGCAACCGGCCTTCCTGGTGGTGAGTTTGTGGGTGGGCTGCTGGGTGGCGCAGGCACAAGTTTTCTTTTAGGCCGAGGCCGTAGTGTAATTGACTTAACCGGCAAAGCTACGGATATTGTCGTTAAAAAAGTTAAAGATTTGACGGGTACAGTACCGCAAGATGAATTATTGCGCGACGTCAATACGCGTATCAACAACATCTTTGCCGCTGCAGCCGCTGCCGACCCTAAATTTATGGATGTGCTGGAAAAAGCGTCTAAAGCGCAGCAGAGCGTGTCGCTTAAAGCGCCAGGCGCGCCGGCCGTGCAGCTGCCATTGAACGCGCTGTTGATGGACAACCCCGTCATCAACAGTTTTATCCAGAACCTATCTTCGCGCGATCCTAAGTTTCAAGCGCTATACGGTTCGCAGTTTGAATCCGCTAAAGACGCCTTGCGCCAAAATCAACTTCGTTTGTTTGGTGACCCTAGCCAAGTCAACTTGACTGGCATAAGCCGCGCTGGCGCTGCTGCGCAAGCTAGAGCCACTGAAAAGTCGGTGGCGCGACAAGTTCGCAGTTTGGATCAGCAAATTGCTGACGCTTATCAAGGCCAATCAATCGACCCGACCACGTTTGGCACGCGAGTAGAAACCTTGCTTGGCCAAAAAGAGAAAGCAGCTCGCGAATCTACTAAGCCACTGTACAAAGAAGCGTTTGATCTGGCTGCCAAGAATAACGTCGTGCTGCCTGCAGCGGCGGTAGACGACATCTATTCGTTCGTTACCAGCCAAACCAACAGGGAAATATTTAATAAGTTCCCAACGCTTTACGGCTTGGTTGAAAAACGATTCCGCCCAACCACTACGGAACCTAGCCGTATTCTGACGGCAGAAGGTACGCCTGCCACGCCTGGTGGCATGGAGTTCTCGGACGTTAGTCCTGAAGCGTTAGATTCGTTGAAGCGTCGCATCAACGCGGATCTGCGCACGACCAACAACACGGATCAGATTCGATTCCTGACCATGTTGAAAGAAAAAGTGTCGGGTCATATCGACAATCTCAACCCCGAGTTTGTCAACGCCTACCGCAACGCGGATAACGCGTATCTGCAACGTGTTGGTTTGCCGTACAGCGCTGAGACGATAAAGAGTGTAGACCGTAAACGGTTTGTGGAGCAGATCGCGCCAGCGTTAATTGGTAACCGCACAAACGTTGATGAGCTTATCCGCGCAACGGGCGCCGAGGGCGAACGTCTGGCACGCGACGCGTTCTACGATAGTTTTACTACGGCAGCGCTGAAAGACGGCGTTCTTGACCCGAAAGCGGCGAATAAGTGGTTGTCCAAAAACGCAACTAAGATGACGTCAATCCCAGGCTTAGAGGTGGAATTGCGTGAATCGGTCAACGACGTGCAACAACTGATGAACCGCCGCACGGCTTTGGAAGCTAATTTCCGACGTGTAACCGGCGACCAAGTCGTTCGCGAAGGCGGCTTTGCTAACGCGGGTGATTTGGTATCTAAGCTGTACGGCGACATTAGCTACACAAACAAGTTCATGTCGCAGTATGGCGGCAATAAAGACGCCGTCAATGCAGTACGGTCGTTCATGCTGGACGATTTGCTTAACGCCAGCGATCCGAAAGCCATGCTGTCTGACCGGACAAGAGCTGCTGTGTTCAACCGCGTCTTTGGCCCAACCTACGCGCAGAAAGTTGGCGATTTTGTAGAGGTGGCCCAGCGTTTGGACAGAAACCCAGCTAACGTGTCGTTCCGTGGCGAAACGATACCAAAGACGCCGATTGAAGAAATGACGGGCATCCCGCCAGAGATGATCCTCTCGCGTCTTAACAACCGCGTATCGGGAACAACGTACGCCATAACGTCGCTCTTTAGTAAGTGGTGGGCTGGCAGCGTGGCTAGGTCTACGGAAGAAAAACTTAAAGCTATCCTGCTAAATCCATCAGATGCGCAGAAGATTTTTGCATCTTTACCAAAGAAAGATGGCGCGTTTGACCCAAATAAGATTAATGAAATTGGGAGAATCGGTTTGAAATACGGTTTGGATTGGGTTAAAGAAGCAACAGCGAATATTACGTCGGGTGCAACCCGAGGCGCCTATCGTGCTGGTTCCTCAGAAGCGCCGGTGCCTGTAGCCGAGCCTGTCGATATGGAGGAATAAAATTGACCCGCTCACCCTTCTGGCCGCAGCCAACGCGGCAGTGGCTGCAGTCAAGAAGGGATGTCAGCTCTACAAGGACATCAAGGGCGCCGCAGGCGAGGTTAAGGATGTACTGGATGATCTGAAGTCGCAGTTCGGGAAGATTCAAAACCCGACTAACGCACAGAAGATCCAGTACAACGAAGAAGTACAGCGGGTGCAGGAGATCGGCAGAGCTGATCCCAACGACGTATTCATCCAGATCGGTACCGACTTAGGCGCCCTGATGGACGAGTACGACAAGATCGGCAAGGTCTTTATCCAGCAGGAAGCGGAAGCGACGCAGGTCTACACAGGTACGGATTCGGTTGGCAAGCGGGCGCTAATGCGTGTCATCGTCCGGTCAAGGTTAGACGCCATGCTGGCGGAGCTGCGCGAGACGATGGTCTACAAAGCACCGCCCGAACTAGGCGCGTTGTGGACCAAGTACGAAGCGATGTGGAAGCAGATTGTCATTGAGCAGGATCAGGCACACAAGCGGGAAACCGCGAAGATGCAGATTGAAGCGGCGCGGCAACGCAGGTTGAGAAGGAAAAGGAAGGAAGAGGCGGTATGGGTTGGAGCAATCCTTTTCGTCGTGGCGTGGTACGTCGGAGCCCTCCTCCTACTTCGAATGAGCCAGACGTACCGTGGGCTTTACTCGTCGCCGTGGTGGTCTTGTGTTTTGTGCTAGTCATCGCCCTGCCTGTAATGGGTGTGATGTACATGGACATGAACAACGCGCTGCACCGCGCGGCAGATGAAACCCGCAAGATGAAAGAGTTACGGCTAAAAGTTTTACGGGAAATGAGGGGTGAAGAATGATCACGTTGCAGCAATTTAAGCAGTTAGTCCCCAACACCAAATACCCACAGCAGTGGTACGACGCCTTGTTCGGCAAGCAGACTGAGCTGGGCGGCAAGACCTTGCTTGCTGAGTACGAGATCACCACCCCTAAACGCATCGCAGCGTTTATGGCGCAGTGCGGTCATGAGTCGGGCGGGTTCGTCTGGCTAACCGAGAACCTGAACTACAGCGCGGCAGGGCTTAAAAAGACGTTCGCCAAGTATTTCCCCGACGACGCTACCGCCAACGCTTACGCCCGCCAGCCCGACAAGATCGCCAACCGCGTCTATGCCAACCGCATGGGCAACGGCGACGAGGCGTCGGGTGACGGCGCCCGGTACAAGGGTCGTGGGTTGATCCAGGTTACCGGCAAGGACAACTATTTCTGGTTCGCGTCGTCGCTGGAGATCACGCCAGAGGCGGCTGCCGAATACATGCAGACCTTCGAGGGCGCAGCGCAGAGTGCCTGCTGGTACTGGGAGCAGACGAGCCTGAACAAACTGGCAGACGCTGGTGACATTTTGACCATGACTAAGCGGATTAACGGAGGAACCATTGGACTCGCAGATCGTCAAAAACATTACGCTCATGCTTTGCATGTGCTGGGCGCTTAGTGCGTGTAGTGATCGGTTCCGCTACCCGTGTCAAGACCCCGCGAATTGGGAAACCAAAGAGTGCAAGCCGCCCATTTGCACTGCAACCGGCACCTGTCCTGACGATGTAACTCAACCTGAGAAGGCCAAGCCATGACTCACCTAACCGAAGAACAACTTAACGCGTATCTCAAGTTCGCCATCGGCATCACGTTCTGCGCGATCCTGGGTATGATGGCAACGCTATCCATGTATTCGGTCGTATTTGTCACCCAGCCTATGTCCGGCATGGCGCCAGCAGACAAGCAGTTTTTCCTGTTGCTCTCCGACATGTCCAAGTACATCCTGGGCGCGCTGGCCACGCTAATCGCCGTCAAAGGTAAGGAAGCGCTGCCACAATTCGTACCACCTAACCTCAGTAAGCCAGAGCCAGAGCCACCAAAGCCGGTAGTGACCACTACGGTGACCACCGTGCGTACTGAGGGCGAGCCTGCTGTCGCTGGCTACGGCGGCAAAGCTGCACCTGTTCAACCACCCCATCCGGAGAGAGACGAATGAAAACCCTAATTGCGATTCTGGCCTTCGTGCCGCTGGTTCTGTTTGCTGCTGAGACGAAGAAGGTCTGCCACAAAGAGAAGCAAAAGGGCAAAGAGGTTGAGGTGTGCAAGATGGTCAAGGTTCATAAGAAGTTGGACGGCACAAAAGTGCCACCCAAATGAATCCTTGGTTCCTTCTAGGCGCTGCGCTGGCGGTAGCTGCTGCCGGCGCAGGCGGTCTGTACAAGGGCCATGAACTTGGCATGGCTGAAGTTCAGCAGGCTTGGGACAAGGAAAAGACCGAACAGTACGCCGCCTATGCTGCCGCGCAAGATATGGCGCGCCAGAAAGAGCAGGCGTTGCAGGCCGGCGCCGACCAACTGAGAAAGGAAAAAGACCGTGAGATCCGTGATCTTAACGCTCGCGCTACCGCTCTTACTAACAGCCTGCGCGACAGGCCGAGTCGCACCGCCACCGTTGCCAGTGCCGTGCCCGACACCGCCAACGCTGGATGCGCCCCCACCAGCTGTACTGGAGCAGGACTTTCTAAAGAGGATGGAGAATTTCTTGCAGGGGAGGCTGCCAGAGCAGATCAGCTCCGCACCCTCCTCAAGCAATGCCACGCCCAGTACGAAACCCTAAAGCAGAAGTAATTACAGGCGGTGCTGTCGCAGCTGGCGACACACCGCACGGTCTTGCGGCGACATGTCGGGAATGATTTCAGCGATCCCGCACTCAGCCGCTGTGGGCCGGCTAGGCGGCTTTGCAAAGAAGGCCAAGAAACTCAGCGTTGCTACGACAATCGCAGCGTAATAGAAGTAGACAAGTTCTTTCATACGCTTAATAACCTCCCGAAGAATTTAGTGATTGGTGACTCGCGCTGTGGCTTATCACCCAACACGATGTCCTGCACGAAACGCTCTTCAGGTGTAGATGCGCGTTGATATAAGGGTGGAGTGTAGAACTCGCCAATACGTATCTTGCCTGTGTCATAGGGCGCGGGTTTTACTGTCTCGTAGGTCCTAACAAATTTACCGTTATAAAGCATCGTCTTTCCTCCTATCTTCATTTGCGCGGCGAGTGTTGACTTCTTTCTTTTTTATCAACGCTGCCTCGTCGTTAGTATAAATCGATTTCCCCACCAAAACGTTACCCGCTATCCACACCTCGGCTGAGTAGGCATTGTTCTTGCATGATGGACACTTGCGCTGTCGCCGGATGCCGCCTGGCTGCTGCGTGGTGTTTACAACGTGGGTCTTGCTGCCGCACTGCTGACATTTCATGGGCGTACCGCCTTTGCCATGATCTCCAGCCGTTCACGGGCGTCACGCAGCGCGCAGTAGCGCTGGTGCAGGCGCTGCAGATGGGAGCTGCGTCGTTCATGCAGCTGCTCATGCGTCAGCATGGCGAATACTTCATCCTCAGACAGCAACGCGATTTTGTCATTTAGGGCGCGCCAGCTTAGCTTTTTCATGCTCTATCCTTTTTTGTATGTCATCCACTTGTTCCAGCGCGCGCTCGAATGCCCGCGCCATTTGGTTTAACTCTTTGCGGCGCTGTCGTTCCTCTGTTCGCGCTGCGGTGAGTTTGGCTTTCCAGTAATCTAGTCGGCGCATACGCCGCCTCCTGTCATCTTGTTTTTAATGCTCTGAGGAATCTTCGGCTTCGGGCACCAACCGAGACAGTCATCCGTCCAGTTACCAACGATCAAGACGCCGCCTGGGTTTAACAACAGCAGGCTGCACGCCCGTGGTGGTGGGTCGAGGTCTGGATCGCGGAAGTAAAGCTGATCCGTCGTGGCCTGTAAAAACTCGGTCATGTATTCTCCTATACGCAAACATCACAATTGGGGTCACCGCAATTCCACGCCACCGGCGCCGGCTCAGGTGCGCTAAGTCGGGCGCGGAGGGTTTCGATTGCTTCGTGGCCTTCAACATCTTTCCCATCTAGCGGGCTTCCTTGATAGTCGTATTCAACAAATTTATAGAGCGCATCCAGCACCTGCTGCGCTTCCTCGCGGGTTAGTGTGATGGTCATGGCATTACCTCCCATAGCTTCATAAACACACCAATATTCACCAACGCAAAACCAACAGCCATCATCCATAAGCCCACCTTATCAAACCGGTTCCACATACTTCGTGATTCGTAAGGCGCACCAAATTCACGAACCAATACCCATCCAATCACACACATTAAAAGTCCAATAGCAGTCATGGCATCGCCTTCCAAATAATAAAGACCATCCAACCAATTGCGTTAACGCCATAAAGACACGCTGCAAAAAGAAGCCATTTATCAATCATTTCAGTGCCTCCATCGCTATGTCGGAAATTGCTCGTTTGTCGTGGAGCGCGCCCCAAATCTTTTCGTCAACTGTCTTTTCGGCGAGTAAGATATAGACCCAGACATCTCGCACTTGACCGGAACGATGGAGCCTGCCGACAGTTTGTTCATAGAGTTCCAACGACCACGGCAGCGACAGAAAGACCATGTGAGCCCCTCCGTGCTGTAGATTAAGGCCATGTCCTGCGGACTTTGGATGCACAGCGAGAAGCTCGATTTGTCCGGCGTTCCATCGCTCAATCGCTCGGTCGTCGTCGAGGGTGGCAAGCCTTGGATAGCGGCGACGAAGTTCTGCCACCTCTTCTTGAAACTGGTAAACGATAAGGGTATTGGCATGTTGGTTCTCCTCCAGTAGTTCGTCTAATCGATCAAACTTGTGCCTGCTAAACCACACCGCTTTCTTGCTAGATGTGAACTGACCCGGCGCGTCATTCGCTACCCGACTGCTGTCGTACACAAAGCCGGACGCCATCTGTTGCAACTTTGATGTAACAGCCGCGGCATTAGCCGCCAGAATCTCGGCTGTGGGGAACTGCACCACAAAATCACGCTTCATCTTTTCGTAGGGCTTGCGGTCGTCCAACGCGCACCGCAGCTCGACCACATGACAGGGCGGCAGCTTGTCCTTGTACTCGCCAGGCTCCAGCACGAAGGTCGCCGGCTTAATGCGTTGCATGACTAGCGCCAGCGCGCCTGGGCGGGGTGCCCACTGCCCAAAGTCGCGGTTCATACATACAAAGTATTGCTGCAAGAACGCGCCCTTGGCACGGCCCAGCAACTTCTCATCGACGATCTTGCATTGGCCAAAGACGTCTTCCAACCCGTTGCTGGTGAATGAGCCGGTCAGACCCCAACGTATTTTGAACTGGTCGATGACCTTGTGCAGCGCTTTGAAGCGTGTGCCGGAGGGGTTCTTCAACTTCGTCAGCTCATCAAACACGATGGCGTCAAACTCGGACAGATCCTGTTCGGCTAACCACTGGATGTTGTCGTAGTTGGTTGCAACGATGTGAGCGTCGGAGTCCAGCGCCTCGCCTCGACTGCGTGGTGTGCCCACCGCCATGCGACAGTGCAGCATCGGCGCCCACTTACGCGACTCGATCGGCCACACGTCCGTGCAGACACGCTTAGGCGCCAAGACAAGGAAACGTGACGCGTACCCGTCTTGCACCATCGCCTGCATAGCGGTCAGCGTGATCGCCGTCTTGCCTGCGCCCACGGGCGCTAAGATCATCGCCCGGTCACGCTCGTACAGGAAGTCGGCGGCTTCATCTTGATAAGGTCTAAGCTGCATCGTTGCCTCTGGCGCGGATAGATGCTGCTGCTTTTAGATATGTCTTTGCGTTAAAAGCAATCACAGCACACGCCTCGCGTTCGCGTTTTACACCAGCTTGCCATCCTTCCCACGCCCAGAACAAGGCGCTCTCCAGTTCATATGGGTTGTCGTCAAGTAGTTCATCAGAATCCCACCACTCGTTAAATTCTTTGTTTAATCCACTCATCAATCATCTCCTTCGACCATAAACAGGCGTAGTTTTGTTTTAAGCGCAACACGTCGTTGCGGAAGATCTTTTGTAGCTCGGACAGCCGGCCGCCTTTGGTTTTCAATTCGACAAACCATGTGCTGCCATCAGGCATACAAGCGATGCGGTCACTCACTCCACGCTGCGTTGGCGACCTGAACTTGTACGTTTTGCCGCCAGCACGTTCGACTGTCCAGACAAAATACTTCTCGATTTCTTTTTCTAACATGCTGCGAAATATAAGGCATCAAAAAGTATTTGACAAGGATTATTTTGTGCGGCATAGTCGGGGCTCAAACAGTAAACGGAGGTAAAGTGAACCATTCCAATGTCGTCGGCGGCAGCACCGCCAAGCGCGTCATCAACTGCCCAGCGTCGGTCAAGCTGGTGCAACAGATGCCGCCCCAACCTGAGTCCGAACACGCAGCACGCGGAACTCTCCTGCATAACGTGATCGCCGAACTATTAGAGTTCGACAAGAGGCCAACGCAAATGCTTGGCGCTACGTACAAGACACAGACACTCACACCGGAGCTACTCGATGAAAAGATTATCCCAGCTCTTGCGTTACTCGACGAAGTCGACCCCGAAAAGAAGATGGAGTACATGGTTGAGACCCGAGTTGGCTTTGGCGATTTTCTGCCTGGTGTCTTTGGTAGCACTGACTTACTTGGGCGTAAAGGTAAACGCGCGATCGTTCTTGATTGGAAATTTGGCGATGGCGTACTTGTGGATGCTGAAGACAACCCTCAGCTCTTATTTTACGCAGCCGCCGCCATGAGAACACCGGCAGCACAATGGGTGTTTGAAGGCGCTGAAGAGATCGAGTGCATCATCGTGCAACCACCAGCGATGCGTCGTTGGGTCACGACACCAGAGCGCGTGAAGCAGTTCGAAGTCGAACTCGCTCGCGCTGTGCGTGAGTCGTCATGGCCGAACCCAACAATGCAAACCGGCGACCACTGCCGTTGGTGTACAGCCAAGCCGATCTGTCCTGAGATGACAGGGGCTGCTGAGCGCGCATTGAAAGTGCAGCTTGCAGCGCTGCCCGTTGACCAGATCGCCATGCAGCTGCAGCAGGCCGATATGCTGGAGGATTACGTCAAGAACCTGCGCGCGCTCGCGTTCCAGCTGCTGGAGAACGGACAGACAGTGCCAGGCTACAAACTGGTCGCCAAACGCGGCACACGCCAATGGGTAGACGAAGAGAAAGCGAAAGCGTTTCTGTTGAAATCGCTTGTTGAGCCGTACAAAGAGCTGGAAGTTATTTCGCCGGCACAAGCCGAGAAACTCTTAAAAAAGATTAAAATGGAATTACCGGCGGAGTTAGTCGTATCGATTTCGTCGGGTAGTACGTTGGCCACGGATGATGATGCACGGCCAGCGGTGTTGCAAATCGGGAAGCAGTTGTCTGCAGCCCTCTCTAAACTTTAAGTAAAGGAAACTACAATGTCATTCGCTATAGCAAACCTGCCAAACGTATCCGCGCTCACTACTGCGCTTCGTTCATTGGAACAAGATGTCGGCGCCGTTGGCTCCGTCATTCTGAAGATGGACAAGGGCGGCCACTGGGTCTACGGTGCGAACCAAAGCGAAGTTGAAGACGGCACCACATGGGCAGTCAATCCCATGTCGTTCGTTCACGGCTTCATTGCATGGGGTGAGGGTGAGGTGCTGGCCGAGAAGATGGTGCCAGTCACTGAGCCACGTCCTGAAGTCGGTGTTGCGCCGCCTGATGCGAAGAAGGGCTGGGAAGTGCAGGTTGGAATGGGGCTAAAATGCCTCTCCGGTCAGGACAAGGACTTGGAGGTGCGCTACACCGTCACGTCTGTGGGTGGTAAGCGCGCTGTCCAGCAGTTGGGCGTTGCGATTGCTGCACAAGTCGAAACTGATCAAAGCAAGCCCGTGCCGGTCGTGCGTCTGAAGAAAGACCACTATCAGCACAAGTCGTACGGCAAGATCTATACACCGGTCTTCGAGATTGTTGAGTGGATCAGCATGGATGGCAAGTCGACCGACGCAGTTGATGAGACTGCTGAAGCTGAAGCCGCCCCTGCCCGCCGCCGTCGCGGCTAAGTAGCATGGGGGAAAGCGGATGCTGGAGAGTAAGCCGGGCCTTTGATCGGGACGCAGCCAGACGCAGCGAGTACCCCACCTTTCTATGGCTCCTGTCATTTAATCATCAGGCTCTTCCTTGGTCGGTTCGACCTGATGCTGGCGGATGACAGGAGCCACCCCTACCCATGACCATATTGTTTGCAGATTTCGAGACCCGCAGTCGATGCGACCTTCCGTCGCGCGGCGGGTACAACTACAGCTTAGACGCAAGCACATCCATCCTGTGCTTTTCCTACGCATTTGGAGACGACGATGTACAAACGTGGACGCCAGATCAACCATTCCCTGAATCCGTATCAGAACACATTCGCGCTGGTAAACAACTGCGGTTTCATAACGCCGGTTTTGATCGTCAGATCTTTTGGAATGTCTTATGCCAAGATTTTGGCGTACCAAAGCCTGCGCTTGAACAATTCTATTGCACCGCTGCACAAGCGCGAGCGAACTGCTTACCTGGCAGCCTTGAAGACGTCGGACGCGCCATCAGCAGTCAAATGCGCAAAGACCACCGAGGTGGACAGCTTATCCGACTACTTTCCATCCCTCGCGCTGATGGATCGTTTAACAATTCGCCAGAGCTGATGGCCGAGATGATCCGCTACTGCGAACAAGATGTCCGTGCCATGCGCGCGATCAGCAAGGCCATGCGCCCGCTGTCCGACGAAGAGCTGGCCGACTACCACACAAATGAGCGCATCAACGACCGTGGCGTGCTGCTCGACCTGCCACTGGCGCAGGCTGCCATCCGTTACGCGGAGGCCGAGAAAGCGGAGATTGAGAATCTTGTCGTCGAGTTGACCGAGGGTGAGATCGCGTCCGTGCGCAGCCCGAAAATGAAAAAGTGGGTGATGGATCGCATCAAACCGCAAGCGTTGAAGTTGATGGAGACGTACAAAGACGGCGACTTGAAGTACAGTATCGACAAGACTGTACGCGCCAATCTGCTAACGTTTGCCAAGGAGAACCCCGATGAGATTCCGACCCATGTTGCGGACGTCATTCAATGCGCAGATGACCTCTGGGCGTCGTCGGTTGCGAAGTTCGGCCGCCTTGCAAGTCTGGCAGACGAAGACGATCACCGAGTACGAGGTGCTTTTGTCTTCGCCGGAGGATCTGCCACTGGACGTGCTTCGAGCTATGGCGCGCAGGTCCATAATTTCAGCCGCGTCTGCGCCAAAGAGCCAGATGATGTTAGGCACGCTATGGTCAGAGGCCACAGCATCACCCCAGGATTTGGAAAACGCGTTACGGATGTTCTCAAGGGAATGCTCCGGCCCGCACTGATACCGGCGCCGGGTAAGCAGTTCGTCGTCGCCGACTGGTCAGCTGTGGAGGCCCGCGTCACCGCCTGGGCGTCAGCCGACCCACAGGCCGAAGAGGTGCTACAGGTATTCCGTGAAGGCCGCGACATTTACAAACGTGAAGCCGCCGGCATTTACCGGGTGCCTGAAGACGCGGTCGACAAAGAGCAGCGCCAGATCGGCAAGGTCGCCATCTTGTCGCTAGGATTTGGAGGGTCGATTGGCGCCTTCTCAGCGATGGGTCGCAATTACGGCGTCTTCATGGCCGAGTCCGATTCGCGCCGCATTGTGGACGCCTGGCGGCGCGCAAACTCTTGGGCGGTGCGTTACTGGGGCAAGCTCGAAGAGGCGTACACAAGGGCGCTGCGCAATCCTGGGCGCGAGTTCACCGCTGGGCGAGTGACGTACCTATTCCAAGGCCAGCATCTTTGGTACGCATTACCGTCGGGTCGCATCCTGTGCTACCCATTCGCGCGGTTCGAGGGGGACGAGATCACGTACGTCAAGGCGGCATGGAAACCTGCAGCAGATGCCAAAGAATGGCCACGGGCGCGCTTGTGGCGGGGTCTGGCTTGTGAGAACATAACGCAGGCGATCGCCAACGATCTGCTGCGGCACGCTTTACGCCAGCTTCCTGACGTAGTGCTGCATATCCATGATGAAATTGTCCAAGAGACCGCCGACCCTGATGCACCCAATACCCTGAAACAAGTGATGTGTACGCCGCCCGATTGGGCGGAAGGTTTACCTTTGAACGCCGAAGTCGAAGTAATGGATCGATACGGCAAAGGCTAATAAAAAAGCCGCCTGGCAGGGCGGCTCTTTCAACTACCGGAGACTACGTTGGAATTCCTTGATTATATACAGAATCTCGCGCCCGAGGGCGAAACAGCCTTAATCGTACGTCAAAAACCTATCCTATCCGACGGCAAGCTACAGTTCCACGCGGATGGCGCCGTCAAGTGCACATGGCCAGCCTACCTGCCCAAACACAAGCGCAAAGACGGCGAGAGCTGGTACGGCAACACAGCGTCCTTCATCAAAGACCGCTTCAAAGATGGGCGCCCTAGCGCATCAGCTGCCAATTGCGAGTACATCTTGGTGATGATGTTAGACGACATCGGCACCAAATCGAAGACACCACCGTTAGAACCCACCTGGATCATGGAGACGTCGCCCGGCTCGTTCCAATGGGGTTACGCATTCTCAGAGCAGCCGACCAAAGCCGATTTCGCCGCAGCGATCCGCGCGATCGCAGATGCCGGCTACACGGATCCCGGTGCCTGCAACCCGGTGCGCAACTTCCGCCTGCCCGGCTCGGTCAACATCAAGCCAGGCCGCGAGAGCTTCAAGGCGCAGCTGGCACGCTTTAACCCAGAGCGCGAGTACACACTGGAGCAGATCTGCGCAGCGCTCGACGTCACCCCTGTGGCCGGTGTCGGTCTTGGACCGGTGCCCATTCGCCTGCAGGACGACGGCAACGACGACGTCATGGCCTGGCTCTCCGAGCAGGGATTATTTCTGCGCCACACGAACCCTGAAGGCTGGGCGGGCGTCATCTGCCCGAACCATGCCGAACACACGGACGGCAACCCCGAAGGGCGCTACCACCCGGCTAACCGGGCGTACTGCTGCCTGCACTCGCACTGCATCGAACTCGGCTCGGCGGCTTTTCTGGAGTGGGTCGCAGCTAATGGCGGACCACAGCACACGCCTGGCCCACGTCAGGAGCTGCTCGCCGCCGTCATGACAACCGCCTTGTCGAAAATCCCCGGCGCTGGCATATTCGAAGACACGGCTGCGCAGATCGTGCAGGACATGGCCGCCAAAGACGAGCAGCGCCAGAGCGCGCGCGGACAGAAGGAAGACTGGTATGAGCGCTTTGCGTATGTACAAGAGGATGAAAGCTATTTTGATCTGCGCGACCGTCGGGAAATTTCTCGATCTACTTTTAACGCACTTTTCCGGCATGTCCCCTGCAGGTCCATACATAACGGCGCCAAAATTGAAGCGGCTACGTGTTTCGACGAGAACCGCGAATCGAAGGGCGCTCATGCGCTGGTCGGCATAACCTATGCTGCAGGCGACGATATTATCGTTCACCGCAACGGCCATCAGTACGGCAACCGCTGGCGCGACGCCCGGCCTGCAGGCGTCCCAGGTGATGTGACACCGTGGCTCGACCATGTCATGCGCATGATCCCGACCGACTTCGAGCGTGAGCATTTCCTAAACGCACTCGCCTTCAAGGTCCAACACCCGGACAAGAAAATCAACCACGCTATTTTGGTCGGCGGCCATCCAGGATCGGGCAAGGACACCATGCTGGCGCCGTTTTTCTGGGCGATCGGCGGGTTGACTAAGCAGAACTGCAGCCTGGTCAAGAACGAAGACCTAAATAGCCAGTGGGGCTACGCGCTCGAATGCGAAGTGATGGAGATCGCGGAACTCCGCCAGTCTGAGGCACGCGACCGGCGAGCGCTGGAAAACGCTCTAAAGCCCATTATTGCCGCACCTCCAGAGCTGCTACAGGTGAACCGCAAGGGCCTGCACCCCTACATGGCACTAAACCGCGTGTTCGTTGTTGCCTTTTCGAACGAGCGCGCAGCGATTTCAATCCCGTCAAATGACCGCCGCTGGTTCTGCCTGTGGGCGGAAGCAGGACGCCTGCCTGAAGCGGACGCCTCGCGCTTGTGGCGCTGGTATCACAATGGCGGCTTTGAGGCGATCGCATCTTGGCTGCATCAGCGTGACGTGGCGGCCTTCAACCCTTCAGCAGCTCCACCGATGACGGAAGCAAAGGCGATCATGATCGACCAAGGGCGCAGCACGGCCGAATCGTACCTGATCGACTTGATCGCCGGCCGGCTGGGTGAGTTCTCCAGCGGCGTGATTGCATCACCCTTTTTCGCGCTTTGCGACCGGCTGGCCGGTGCGGCGCCTGCAGGGGTGAAGATACCGCAGGCGGCGCTCCTGCACGCGCTCAGTGAAGCTGGCTGGGTCGATATGGGGCGCATTGGTTCCAGAGAGTTCCCGACCAAAAAACAGATTTACTGCGCGCCAGAGCTGGCTACCTTGTCGAAATCGGAACTGCGCCGCATGGCCGAAGATGTACCGGCGCCTGCAGCGGTTCGACTGGTCAAATAGCGCTGACGTAGCGGTCATGCGCCTACGGCGCCTGCCCAAAAAAGCCCGCTCAGCCTTCAGGCTGGCGGGCAAAACCCGTCGGAGGGATTGACGGGCGACTCAAGCGCGCGGAGACTCGCGCACTACAATCGTCGCACAAGAACCCACAAGCCGACAATCAATTTAAATGCGAGCGCTAGCATGTTGGACCCTCCGCAAGCGCTTCAGCGGCTTCCCGCTCGATATCCTTGATGATGTGATCCTTCAGTAAATCGACCACATCCACGCCGCCGGCAAACGCGTGGATTAACCAGGCGCCGCCGGTCCAGCCTACAGACCGATCTGCGGGTTCCCAGTCGACAAAGCAGAGCAGCTCGATATCGCCGTGTGTGTACGTGTACGGCCAAAGATGCGCCGGGTACCAGGGCGCAGAGGTGTCAATTTGCGTTTTCATTGGATAAGTCCTCAAGTAGTGGCATTGTGTAATCGTACTGCGCGGCGCTTTCGGTACTGGCACCGGTATAGTCGACCGGCTGCAGAAAATTCAACGCATCAAACCGCCGAATGTAATCGGCCGTCGACACTGTCGGAGTCCATGTCGGAAACTTGCGGATATCTTTAGGCTTTTTCGGTTTCCAGGGTTTGCGCGCCAATTTGGCTAGCTCGACCGGATCGCGGTCAAATTTCACTTTATATGTCGTTCCATCTACTTTTATCGTTTGCATAGCTCAGACTCCAAAAGGTAAGTATTGATTAAATGTAGTGCCCGTTCGGCGCTTGTCAAACCCTCATCCGGTTCAGGATTATTGATTGCATCCGATAAGGCCGCGCGCGCTTGCCAGAGTAGTGATTCATTCGAGCCGGTAATTTCGGCGGTTTCCTGCGCGCGCAGAATCGCGGTTTTAAGTTTTGCCATAATTAAACCCTCTCGAATTGAATCCGGTCCATGCGGACTAGGTTTGACGTCAATACCTTGGCCGGTATATTCGGCCGGTCCCATTCAATAGTCGCGATGTCCAGGCCATTAGATACCGGCGAGAGACTGATAATCCGCCCTTTTGCGTGCGGTATGTTGCCGGCCAGCTGGCCAGTAGAGCGGAGCCATTGACGTGCGTATTGCACGCGGTCGCCGGTCTTAAATATTGTGTGCATGTTTTCCCCTATTAAGCGGCCAATTTGATGCGGATAACTTTGTTCATCTTGACGCCGTGCGCCGGGTAAGCAATTACTTTGATTTTCTTGTCATAGCAGGCGCGGCATGGTCCGCATGCGCCGCCATTGTCATATGCGCCGCACAAGGTCATGCCGCGTTTTGCATCGCCTGGAGTTGGCACAATCACGGAGCCGTGAAGGCCTTTTGTGTACTGGCCCGTCACTGAATCGCTCGAGAACCGCACACTTACATTTTTCAGCGCTTGCATCTCTGACAATACTTGCCGAAATTTCGGAAACTTGTGCATGCGTGTCGGCAACCAGTGTTTTACCCATGGCGTGCGACGCATTACTTCAAGAATCTTTTCGGCCAAAGCGAGCGTATACATATCGCCCGAATCAAACCAGCGAAAGTGCGTATCTTTGGCTAGTTCGTCGACCATGTCGTCGCACCATTCGATGCGCTGCCAATCTTCCTTGTTGTGGCGCCGCGGCGCTTTGACGTTCTCAAACCGATAATTGCCGGTCGTGGCATAACAGCCGGCGCAGGCGTCGACTAGCACACCCGGCGCCGCTATCGAGCCTGGACACGTTTCGAGCGCTTGCAAAGACCATGAGCGCACGCCGTCAAGTTTTGAAGTAACAGAGATTTTCATTGGCCGGTTCCCTTGTGAGTGATTAATAAGCAAGACACATAAAGACAAATAGCGCGAGTGATGCAAAGCC